AGCTGATTGCACCTTTGATTACTTGATATTTATTAAAAGCCATGTTGTACAAAATTAAAACTTACTGATATTCTTATCTCATCTGATTGATTAGGTTCTACTGAATGCCATAACCATGCAGGAAACATTATAATACGTCCTGGAAAAGGGTCCAGGTTAACATCTCTCCATAAATGTTTAGGGGGTTTCCCTTCTCGTCTCATCGGCATTACTATTTGTGCTCCAGGTCTAGGGTCATATATTTTAAGTCTGCCAGCTTGTGGATTTGATTTAATATAATACACACCCGAGAATAATGAGTTTGGATGTATGTGCGGTTGGTTCATACCTCCTGGTGGATTAATATTTGCCCACATATTACCAAGAACTGGTTCTCTATCTAACCATTCTTCTTTAAATATTTCTTTTTGCATCTGCATTAGTTCGTCGACTAAGGGTTGATACTCTGGCTTTGATGCCATGTCGGTTGTAGAATGCCATCCTTTGTAATTAGTTTTTTGTAATCCCTTATCTTGATTAGACCAATTGATAATATCCTGTGCTAGTTTATTATTATCTAACTTAACATCTTTACCAAAAACACTGGTTGGAAAAAATTCTTCTCTAATCATCTAAAAGCTTTTCCCCCGAACCAAACAACTAAAGATTGTCTCATACCTCTAGTTACTGGATTAACTCTATGATTTAAAAATGATGCAAATATAATTGCATGACCTTGTTTTAAGTCTGCAAATTTTCCTGGAGCCATTAATTCTAACTGACCACCTTCAAATTCTTTAGGATCATTTAATAATAATGTCATTGATATTTTTCTAACCGGAGGTTCGTGCTCCATGTTCACATCGCAATCCATATGCCAATCATAGAATCCTCCTTGAGGGTATTCTGTAAACTGTGCATTCTCCGTAACTTGTATGTCACCAAAACCAAAATGATTTTCATTTGCTTTTTGAATAAATGAATTTAGATCACGATACATGTGACCCATTTCTTTAAATGGAATCCAACTTATTGTCGTTACTCTTTTCTTTGTATCGGTTCCACCACCTGGTTTATTCATACCCACTTGAGCTTCTTGTGGTTTCTGTGCTCTACCTGATGCAATAATCTGGTTACATTGATCAGGGGTAAACAATGGTGTTGTGGTTTGAACAATCCAACTCTTCCATTTAGGTTCTGTTATTATTTTATTTTCGTACATTAATCCCTTCCTCTGTTCATTATTGGGTTATAGTCTACATCCATGTTTGCAGACAACGTTCTTCTATATCCTGGTCCATTAAAAGGGTAGACACAGTGTCTAACATCATAAGGGAAAATATAAAAATCTCTTTCTTTAATATTGGGAGAATAATCACAAGTAGCAAACTGACCTGATACTGAACCCATTATTTGTAACTTACCATTCATTGGGTTTTGTGCAGAAGAATATTCTACTCCAAAAGATTCTGGTAATTTTAAAATCATAACACTTGATAATCCTGTATACAAACTTCCCTGGTGCACGTGCACTGGATTGTATTCGTGTTGAAACATTTGATTAACCCAAACGGAGTTTAAAGATTTTTTATAGTCTTTGATCTTATTAAAATCTAGATAGTGACCCATAGCTTTATCAACCCACTGAAGCACATTATCTGGTAACATATTGTGGTGATGCATCTTTGAAGTGTCTGCTCCTTGATAAAATAAACTGTGTTCTTTTTCAATCTTACCAACTAATTGTTTATTAGCTGGAGGTAGTGTTGGATACTTTGTTTCGTAAATATTGTTGATAATATTAAATACATCAAGGGGTACTTGATACTTTAAAACTGTTTGTCCTAAGGGACAGATACTAAAATTTAATGTGTCCATAATTCTTTCTAATTCGTTCTGGAATCTTTTCAATGTAAGGGTTATAAATCTTCCTCACTTTGCCACTCCAAACTTTGTGCATATTATTACCTACCACTTTATCATCATAAGGTATACCGTTAATATTGATTTGATCTAGATCAAAAAACCTATGATTAAAATAAGGCTCATCTAAAAATTGATATATTTTTCTAAACTCTTGTTCTGGGTTGGTGACCATATCATCATATTTTACAAAGTGACATGTGTCTTTATAATTAAAAGCGTTTTTAATTGCTTCTAAATCTTTAGCAACTGCACCATCTTTATTCATAATCATTCCAAGTTTTTCATCATCATTTTTGCAATTAAATCTATTAGGGAATGCATCTGGATTTTCTGTGTACCATTGCATATAACTTGCAAGGACATCCATTAAATCTCTAAGAACGACAATGCATTTAAAGGGTCGTTTAAAATGTTTTTTAACTAATTCAAAATTACCTAGTGTTGTTACAGGTCCCCGGTCAATGATTATACGTTGGGGCCAGTTTTTATAATAAGTATCATAGACTGAATCTAATATATTATCTAAAGATTTATGATCTTGAAAATTTTGAAAGACATCTGTTTGTTTAAGTAGAAACACATCTTTCATTATCTCTAGAGTAATAGAGTTTGCAGTCACCACTAGATCTTTATTCTGGTTCATAATCGATGCGAACATCGTATTACCAGATCGTGGTAGTGCTACTAAAAAAAATAGTTTCTTATTCTGATTTGGCTCCGAGGTCATTGGTCAATTGTTCTTTCTTGTTATAAAT